AGGATGAGCTGCGGGCGCGTGGTGTGAATAGTCCTGATCGGGCGGATGCGGTGGTACTGGCTTTCTGTGGTGGTGGTGGGAAGCGGATGGATGAGTATTTGAGGGCGGTGAACGAGGATGGGCGGAGTTTGATGGAGAGGTTGGAGGATGAGATTGGCCCACTAGAGCATAGCGAAAAAGGGGTTGCGCTTGCTGGATGTGATGTTGGGGGATAACAAAGGGGCAGCATTTTATGATGAACGACAAACAGCGGAACGCGTTGCAGGGTCAGATTGTCGAGGCTGTGAGCCAACGCAGTCCGTGGGAGCTGAGGCAGACGAGGTGGTATGAGTTACGCCACAATGGGTTGCGCCGTGTGAATAAGCCCTGGCCGAAGGCGGCGGATCTGCATTGGCCGCTCATTGATACGGCGATTGAGAAGCTCAAGCCATTGTTCCTCCAGCAAGCTCTGGGTATGGATGTTGTGGCCAGCTTTGTGCCGATGCGCCAGCAGTTGAATGCGTATACGAAGGTGGCCGAGGATTGGTTCAATTATAAGATCCGGGAGAAGACCAACTTCATTGATGAGGTATTGAGCTGGGTGGATTACACGCTGATGAGCGGGCGTGGGGTGATGAAGTGCTTCTGGAATCCGGGTGATAAGCGGGTGGGATTCGAGGCGATTGATCCGATGTATTTCGTGGTCCCGGCGTACACGGTGGATTTGCAGGATGCGGACTGGGCGGTGCATGTGATGCCGATGAGTGTTCCGGCTTACAAGCGGGTGGCGGCTCAGCTTGGGTGGAAGAGTGATGCGAAGACGATTGAGAAGATTCGTGGGAACCCGCAGCAGGATGATAACATTCCGGGGGCGGCGACCGAGGATGATGCGAAGCAGTTGCGCGAGGGTATTACTTACACCACGAACACGGATGGCGTGATTGTTTGGGAGGTTTATAGGAAGCGGGATGACGGGGTGTGGGAGGTTTATACTTACAGCCCTGCGGCGGTGGATCTTGATCTGCGGGACCCGATGGAGTTGCCGTATGAGCATAACCAGTTGCCGTTCGTGGACTTCCCGTATGAGATCAAGGACAAGGGCTGGTTCAGTCCAAGAGGCGTGTGCGAGATTCTGGCGGCGTTCGAACTGAGCATGACCGCGATGTGGAATCATAAGCATGACGCGATGACGCTGTACAACCGCCCGCTGTTCCGTGCGGAGCGGGAGCTGCCGAATAGCATCAATCTGCGGTTCCAGCCGGGGCAGATTTTGCCGTATGGCGTGGCTCCGGTGCAGATGCCGCAGCCTCCGGTGAGCTTTGATCAGGAGTTGAATCAGACGCGGGCCATTGCGGAGAACCGGATCGGTAGCCCGGACTACGCGATGAGCAGCGCGATGAGCAGTAGTGGTGATCGCAGGACGGCGACCGAGATCCAGAGCATCAACGCTCAGTCGATGCAGAGCGGGGATTTGCGGGCGCGGCTCTTCCGCATGGCTCTGGGCAAGCTGTACCGACAGGCGTGGGGCTTGTATGTGCAGTATGATTCCAAGAGTTTGCGCTACCGCTTTGCGGAGGACTCGTTGGATGCGGACCCTGTGGCCCTCCATGATCAGTACGAGCTGGAGCCGAAGGGTGGAATGGACATGGTGAGTAGGCAGATGATGGTGCAGCAGGCCATCAGCCGTAAGCAGTTGTTTATGAACTCGCCCTGGGTGGATCAGGTGGCGTTGGACAAGAGCATCATGGAGCTGGATGACCCGAGTTTGATCAAGAAATTGATCCGTGATCCGGGTCAGAAGGCCCAGGACGAGCTGGAGGACGAGACCAAGACGATCCCGACGCTGTTGGTGGGTATTCCGGTGCCCGCGAAGCCGGGGCAGAACTACGCTGGGCGCATTGGGGTGCTGATGCAGTACCTGAATGGGGCGATCCAGCAGGGTCAGCAGTTCAGTCCGGCGTCACAGAACGCGTTTATGATGCGTTTGGACAGCCTCTTGCAGGCTTACGAGCAGGTGGCTACCAATGAAGCGCGGAAATTGCGGAAGGAAATCCAAACATTCCTTACGAGTAGCGGTCTCCTTCCTAGTCAGCAGCAGCAACAAGCTCAGGCGATGGCTCAGCAGCCTCAGATGTGATGAATTTTTGCAAAGACTGCCAGTTTTTCAGTGCGGATAAGACCTGTCGGAGGTATCCGCCCAGCAGTAGACCAAGTTGCTGGCCTACTATGAAGGATGAAGACTGGTGCGGTGAATTCAAAGCCATGAACAACCCAATCGTGACCACCGTGGTGGTGCAAACCGCACCGAAATCGCTGGATGAACCGCGCCCGATCATCATGGAGGCACTCGAAGAGGGTGTTGCTCCGAAGATTCGGATTCAGAAGCCCAAGAAACCGGAAAGCTTGAAGGATATTCAGGCTTCGCCATTGTTCTCGGGAGGACAGGCTTGATATGGCTGAATACCAAGGCAAGAAAGTCACTCTGAACAAGCCCTTCTACACTCCGGGTGAGAAGAAGAAGAGTGCGGTTTATGTGAAGAACCCGAAGGGAACGGTCATCAAAGTGCGATTCGGTGATCCCGACATGAGCATCAAGAAATCGGACCCGGAACGGCGCAAGAGCTTCCGAGCGAGGCATAATTGCGATACGGCGAAAGATCCAACCAAGCCAAGAACTTGGTCATGCAAAGCGTGGTGACCCATTTCCTAACATGAAGAAGAAATCAAAGTTCAGTAAACTGGCCAACGAACTCCGTAAGGAGGGGGCCGATGATCCTCGCGCACTTGCTGCCTATATCGGTCGCAAGAAGCTGGGGGCCGCAGAGTTCATGCGCCGCCAAGCTGCCGGTCGAAAGAAAGCCAGCAAGTAAATGATCAGCTTCTTCGCACGAGTCCGTACCGCGTGGACATTTGCGCGGCATCAACGATGGGTCGATCCGCTTCCTTGGCGCAAGGAGGACGCGATCACGCTCAATAATTTCTTCAATAGCGATACTGGCAAACGATTCAGGGACGCACTGTTAAACACTGTGCTTATGCAGAATGCTTCTGCGATAACTGATAGAAACCATTTGCAATATTCGTCAGGCTTTGCAATGGGTCAGGCCAGTCTTGTGAAGGTCATCGAAGTGATGGCCGATCAGGAATCAATTACGGGGCAGGATGATGATCCGGATTCTGCCACGAACACATAGGATCAAAGTTGCGGTTGCCGGTCTGTGCGGACCAGCAAACGAGTAAAAGCACAATATGTCAGACGAATCAATGAGTGCAGATGGCCTACTCGCGTTGGCCAGAGATCACGATGCCGGTGTCGATATCGACAGCCAGCCAAGGGAGCAGACTCCAACATCAAACGAGTCAGCTCCGGTTGAGCAGGAATCCTCTAATGAGGTGACCGCCAGCAAAGAGTTCGATGGTGGCGAGAAGGAAGTAAGCACGAAGTCAGAGACTGAAACCAAGGCGACCAGCAAGACCGAGCCGAAGGTTGATAAGGAGAAAAGCAAATTCGCTCAGGAACAGAACCGAAAGGCGAAGTCCTGGGAACAAATCAACGCTGAGAAGGAGGCCCTCAAGGCTGAGCGCGAAGCGGTGAGGCGTGAGCGTGAGGAATGGAGCAGGAGCCGGGAGCAATCCAAGGCCACCGAAACCAATTCTCATCGGGACGAGAAGGGCTATACGGCTGATGACTACGAGGCTGCGGCCAAGGAGTTTGAGGCTGATGGCGATTCTCAGTTGGCCAAGGCAGCGCGAGCCAAGGCTGATAATGTCCGCAAAGCGGCTGGTGAAAGACAGCAGAAGGTTCAACAGGAGCAGTTCCAGAAGTCATGGGCTGAAAACTACGGCAAGTTGTCCGAGAAGGAGGCTTGGCTGAAAGATCAGAACAGCTCTGAGTACAAGCGTACTGTTCAGCTTCTGAATAATTTCCCGCTGCTTACTGCGACTCCTGATGGACTTGTCCACGCTGTCGAAATTGTGAAGCTCCAGAATGCAGCCGAACGGTCTCAGTCGATGGAAGCCGAGAACAAGTCTCTGAAAGAACAACTCAGTAAGCTCCAGCAGAAGACCGCTATTGGTAAAAGCGTACCGGCAGGACAACTCAAGGCTGAAGAGAAGGATTTCTCCAAGCTATCCCTGAAGGAGCAAAGGGACGCGCTCATGCGAGCGACGAGAGAGTTCGACCGGGACGAAGGCTAATAGCACAACCACAACTAAAATATGCCAGTAACTACTTCAACTACGCTCACGAGCCAGTTCCAGAACTACTTCAGCAAGGAGCTGCTCTCCATCGTTCAGCAGGAGACCATCCTGGATCAGTTCGCCATGAAGGCTCCGATCCCCCGGAACAATGGTAACAAGGCCATCACGATGTTCCGCTTCGGTTCGCCGAGCGTCTCGGGTGTCCAGACCATCAGCTCCGAGGGTACGGCCATCAGCTCCGCGAACTACCGCGCTCTGGCCCTGAACAGCCTCAGCAAGTCGCTCGCCCAGTACGGTCAGGTGATCGGTTTGACCGACATCCTCCGCGCCACGGACCTGTTCAACTCGCTCCAGCAGGCCACCAAGACCTCTGGTTTGGACATGGCCCTCTGGGTTGACTCCGTGATTCGTAACACCCTGGTTGGCTCCAATCTCACCGCCAGCGGCTCGTCTATCGGTTCCGCCGCCGAGGGTGGTGGTACGTTTGATAACTCGGACGCCGTGAACACTGTGGCCAGCTCCGGTGGTGTTAAGGTTTACGGTAACCCTGCTACGCTGACGACCCAGAGCTTCTCTGCGTTGAACAGCGACACGACTGCTGCCAACACCACGATGACCGCTTCGGCTGTCCTCGATTCCATGACCCGCCTGAAGCGCAATCGCGCTCCGATGATCAACGGTGGCTACGTCCTCGCGACCGATCCTCGCGTTGCTCGCGACCTGATGCGCGATGCCGATTGGTTGAACGCCTCCAACTACGGAAACAAGGGCCAACCGTTCTACAAGGGCGAGGTTGGTTCCATTTACGGTTGCCGCGTGGTCACCCAGACCAACTCGTTTGTCAGCACCGGTTCCGGCACCGCTGCCGATGAGTTTGTTTATCAAGCTACCTCCGCTGGTGGCGGTCTCGCTGTCAGCAAGGACATCATCGCCTCGTTCTTCTTTGGTAACGAGTCGTTTGGTATCCCTGCCTTGACCGGTGATGATCCGTTGTCTCCGAAGATCGTTATCACTGACACCCCCGACAAGAGCGATCCGTTGAACCAGCTCATCACCGTTGGTGTGAAGCTGTACTTCGCTACGCTCCGTCTGGCTGCTGGTAACACGGGTTCTACTGGTAACCCGACCTGGTACTTGGTCCATCGTACTAAGACCTCTTCCACGCTGTAATATGCGACCCAAGACGGCCACCATCATGGTGATTGCCGTCAGCCCAAAGGGGCATCATCGAGCAATCGGTGGTGCCCCTTCTCATTCCGCTTGCGGATGTGAAGAGGCTGACAACAATGCGCCCATGATTTCTATTCCGGTCGAGGCTCTTTCCACTGACATGGAAGATGGCCAACAGGCCATGCCTGAAGTGGGTGATGAAGTGGTTCTCGACGATGTTCGCGGTGTTCTCAAGAAGCTCGATAACGGCGAAGCTTATGTCGAGATTCGGAGCGTGAACGGTATGCCCGCTGAGTACGAAAACAAGAGCGAGAAGGCCATGGCTTCCAAGGAGCCTATGGACGAAAAGGGTATGCGTAAGATGGTTGAGGAGTACGACAGCGAGATGGAGTCCTAACATGCCGATCTATACCTTCGAGAACAATGGTCAGTCCATCGAGCATATCGCTCCGATGGGTACTGACTCTGTTGTCCTTGATGGGAAGCGGTGGAACAGGCAGCCGGTGGCCCGCTTCGGGGTCACCGGCTTTGCCCGAGAAGCCGAACTCAAGGACAAGGTGAAGCAGGGATTCAGCCGGATGGAAGACCGTCAGGGTTCCCGCTTTGAAAGCACTTTCACAAAGAATCAAATTCGGAAGATCTGGGATATATGAGCGACGTAGCAAATCAAGCCATCGAGTATTCGATGGGACAGGGCGGCTTTCAACTGGTGACCGTCACCACGCTGACCACTGGCCCGTTTGTGGCCATCACCACTATCGCCCCTACCACCTTTAGCTCGATCACCGGTGGCAACATCAGCGGATCTTGGTCCACGGCGACCATCCCTGCTGGTATTACCCTACCGGGACCGATCACGAGCTTCCAGATTTCCAGCGGTCAGGTGATCGCATTCAATGGCGTGATTCAATCGTGACACTCGCTCTTGGCACACGACTGGTATCGAACGGCGGGGGTAATGTTACCCCTGGCGATCTACCTATCCTGCGCCGGGATCTGCTTCAGGAGGACGACTTCTTCGTTCTGCTGGAGGATGGTGACAAGATCGTCATCACGTTTGGGACTTTTGATTCTTTGGACTTGGAGAACGGGGATTTCCTGCTCCAAGAGGACACGAGCAAACTCATCATTCAATCTAACTAACAGTTTATGGCAGATACAAAAATCACAGCACTGACGGCGATCACGACCGTCGATCCCGCAGTGGATGTCCTTCCCATTGTCGATATTAGTGATACGACGATGGCTGCATCGGGCACCACGAAGAAGATCACCAGCAACCAGATCCTCGGAGCAGGCGGCACCGCCACCCTCGCCTCCGCCACCATCACCGGCAATCTGACGGTGGACACGAACACGCTGTTTGTTGATTCGGCGAACAATCGGGTGGGTATTGGGACGGCGAGTCCTGCTGCTCCTGTCGATGTGCAAGGAAGTAGCTTGAGGCTTCAGCTTCAATCATCTTCAAACGGTGGATACGCCACTTGGAAATACATCGGCAAAAATTCATCTGGAACTGCTGTTAATTTTGAGCAGGGACTAAACATTGCTGCTGATAATGCGTTTGAGTTGTATGACAACCAAAACACTCAACTTGTTTCGAGATATGTAAGCGGAGTTTCTGGAGCGCATTCGTGGTTTCTTACTGGCTCCACCGCCATGACCCTGAACTCCTCGGGGCTGGGCGTGGGGGTTACGCCGTCCACCGCTTGGAACACTGGAGGCAATCTTCAAGTCGGCGTTTTTGCTGGTTTGTACACAAACAGCAGTCTTGGTGCTGTTGATTTAACGAGTAACAGCATTCGCACTGGTTCAGATACTTACCAGTACCTTTCCTCTTCATCTAATAACGCCAGCCGTTTCCAGCAACGCGATGGCTCGTTCCGATGGTTCAATGCTCCCGCTGGCACTTCTCCGAACGCCATCACCTTCACCCAAGCGATGACGCTCGACGCGAGTGGGAATTTGTTGGTGGGGACGACGACGGCTGGCGGTCGATTGGATGTTCAAACTGCGACTGGTGATTGCGCGGCGCGTATTAAATCAAACGCTGCTGGCTCAAACGCCACGCTTGCGATTGATTACGTTAATAGCTACGGAACGCAAGTTATCAGAAAGTCTGGAACGGATGTTTGGTTGTCTGGCGTAATCGCAGACACTGGCGCAACTCCGAACTACAAGATTCAAAACGGATCCGCCGTTGGCGTCCAACTTGTCTCAGGTGCCACCGCTTGGACCACGCTGTCCGATGAAACGGTGAAAGACATTATTGAGCCTATCACCAATGCCATTACTAAGGTTGGCTCGCTGCGTTCTGTCATCGGTAAGTTCAAGACCGACAGCGAAGGCACTCGCCGCTCGTTCCTGATTGCTCAGGATGTGAAGTCTGTGCTTCCTGAAGCGGTCGATGTGGTGGGCGAGAACAACGAGCTTGGCTTGCGCTACACCGAAGTCATTCCGCTGTTGGTTGCCGCCATCAAGGAACTCACCGCCCGTGTTGAAGCACTCGAAGCCTAATCTAACATGACCACCATCTCCCTCTCTTGGATCATCGAACGCCTTCTCGTTAAGCCGACCGAAGGCACTCTCACCGATGTCGTCATCACCGCCGACTGGCGATGCAACGGCTCGCAGGATCAGTACACCGGCACTTGCTACGGATCGACCTCATTCTTTCCGCCGACTGAGAACTTCACTCCGTACGATCAGCTCACGCAGGATCAAGTCCTCGGCTGGTGCTTTGCTTCTGGAGTCAATCAAACTGCCATCGAAGCCAACGTGACGCAGCAGATCAACGACCAGATCAATCCTCCGATCATCGCTCCGCCGCTGCCGTGGTTACCGCCGGTTGTTGTTGCGCCTCCTGCTCCGGTGATCGAAGCTCCCGTCGCCTAATATGGAAATTACGCTCAAGCTGACTCAAGAACAAGCCAACGGTTTGCTGCAACTCATCGACATTGCGGTCAAAGCTGGTGGCATTCAGAACGCCAAAGTTGCTCTGCCGCTTGTTGACCTAATCGTCAACGCTGCTCAACCTAAATCCGAGTAATGCAAACCGATACCAACAGCAACAGTGGGGTTGGAATTTCTCTGGCTACCGCTGCCGCTGCTGGTGCGGTTTCTTTGCTTCCGCAGCTAACACAGTGGTTCCAATTCGGGGCCGCTGTGTTGGCTTTTATAGCCGCAGCAATCGGACTCTACAAAGCCCTCAAGAAATGAACTGGAAAACCACTCTCGCAGGTGTCGGCGCAATCATGGTCGCAATCGGAGGCGCACTCAAAGCACTCTTCGATGGAGACCCCTCCACCAACATGGACATCGCAGCCACCATCACCGCCGTGACCATT